ACCGAGGCCACGGTGGACAAGCGCAGCGGCGACCCGGACCCCACGGCCTGCACCGTCTGGGGCGTGTTCCACCACGAGAAGCGCAACAACGTCATGTTGTTGGACTGCTGGGACGCGCACCTCGGCATGCCCGATCTTTTGCGCCGGGTGCGGCGCGAGATGAACATCTCATACGGTGACGACGGCGACACGGCGCTGATCAAGCCCATGTTCGGCAGCAGCAAGCCGCTGACCTCTGGCCGCAAGCCGGACATCCTGCTGATCGAGGACAAGGGCAGCGGCATCTCACTGCGCCAGATGCTGGAGCGCGAGGGGCTGGAGGCCTACGCCTACAACCCCGGCCGCGCCGACAAGCTGACCCGCCTGCACATCGTGAGCCCGATCTTCGCACGCAAGATGATCTGGCTGCCCGAGAGCAGCAAGCACCCCGGCCAGCCGCGCAACTGGATCGACCCGCTGCTGCACCAACTGTGTAGCTACACCGGTCCTAACAGCATCAAGCACGACGACTACGTGGACAGCACCACGCAGGCGCTTCGCCTCATGATGGACAAGAGGTTGCTCGATGCGGTACAAGCCAAAAAAGACGAGACCGGACCACCTCCCAAGGTGATCAGCAACCCGTACGCTATTTGAAGGGCGAGCGATGGACGAGGACGACATGGACGAGCTGCCAGAAATGGTTGAGCTGCCCGAGGAAGAAGAGCCCGATGTCATCGACACTGAGGACGGCGGCGCTATCGTCAAGCTGGACGATGCCGACGAGCGGTCCGACGACTTCTACGCCAACCTCGCCGAGACCATGCCCGAGAGCGAGCTCAGCACCATGGCGGCTGACTACCTCGACCTGATCGGCAAGGACAAGGAAGCGAGGAAGAAGCGCGACGAGCAGTACGAGGAGGGCCTGCGCCGCACCGGTCTGGGCGACGACGCGCCCGGCGGCGCGCAGTTCAACGGCGCGACCAAGGTCGTGCACCCGATGCTGACCGAGGCGTGCGTGGACTTCGCCGCCCGCGCCATCAAGGAACTGTTCCCGCCGCAGGGTCCGGTCAAGGACTTCATCCCCGGCGAGCCGACCGTCGAAAAGCTCAAGAAGGCCAAGCGCAAGACGGACTTCATGAACTGGCAGCTCACGGTGCAGGCGACGGAGTTCCGCGCCGAGCTGGAACAGTTGCTCACTCAGGTGCCGCTGGGCGGCGCGCAGTACATGAAGGTAACGTGGCACGAGCCGCGCAACCGGCCGGAGTTTTTGTTCGTCGCCATCGACGACATGTACCTGCCGTTCTCGGCGACGAACTTCTACAGCGCCCAGCGCAAGACGCACGTCCAGTACCTGACGCAGCTTGAGTACACCCAGCGCGTCAAGCGCGGCATGTACCGCGACGTGGACCTGACGCCCGTCACCCTTGAGCCTGACTTCAGCTTGGCCGAGAAGGCCAACAACAAGATCGAGGGCCGCACCGAGACCAGCTACAACGAGGACGGCCTGCGGACCGTCTACGAAATCTACGTCACGGCCGACATCGAGGAGGACGGCGAGGCGCTGCCCTACATCATCAGCGTGGACAAGGTCACCAGCAAGGTGCTCTCGATCTACCGCAACTGGGACGAGCTGGACGAGGCGCAGGAAGAGCTGCAGTGGTTCGTCGAGTTCCCGTTCATCCCGTGGCGCGGCGCGTACCCCATCGGCCTGCCGCATATGGTGGGCGGCATCTCGGCCGCCGCGACGGGCGCACTGCGCGCCCTCCTCGACAGCGCGCACATCAGCAACAGCCAAACGATGCTCAAGCTCAAGGGCGGCAGCAAGGGCGGCCAGTCGCTTGAGATACAGCCGACGCAGGTGATGGAGATCGAGGGCGGACTGGCGGCGGACGACATCCGCAAGTTGATCATGCCGCTGCCGTACAACCAGCCGTCGCCGGTGCTGTTCTCCCTGCTCGGCTTCCTCGTCGATGCCGGCAAGGCGGTCATCCGCACCAGCATGGAGGACATCGCGGACGGCAATCCGAACGCGCCGGTCGGCACGACGCTGGCCAAGATCGAGCAGGGCATGGTCGTGTTCAGCGCCATCCACGCCCGCATGCACAACAGCATGCAAAAGCTGCTCGGCATCCTGCACCGCCTCAACGCGATGTACCTTGAGGACGAGGACATCAAGGAGGAGATCGGCGAGCAACTGGCCACGCGCGAGGACTTCGAAGGTCCGCTCGACGTGGTGCCGGTGTCCGACCCGAACATCTTCAGCGAGGCGCAGCGCTTTGCACAGGTGCAGGCGGTCGCCCAGCGCGCGGCCGCGCTGCCGCAGCTCTACGACCAGCGCGCCGTCGAGGAGCGCATCCTCGACACGCTGAAAATCCCTAACGCCGAGAAGCTCCTGCTGCCGCCGACGACGCCCAAGGAGCAGAACGCGGTCAACGAGAACCTGTCGGCCTCGATGGGTCGGCCGGTCGTGGCCTTCCCGGCGCAGGACCACATTGCCCACCTCAAGACGCACCTCGCGTACATGATGAACCCGGCGCTGGGCCAGAACGCGCTGATCGCGCCGGTCTACCTGCCGATTATGCTGAACCACCTGAAGGAGCACATCGCCCTGTGGTACGTCTCGTCGGTGCTGGAACTGGCCGAGGAAGAGGCGGGCGAGGATGTCACCAAGACGATGAAGGAACTGAAGACGCCCGAGGCGCGGCAGGCGTTCGACCGCATGCTGGCCGAGGCGTCGCAGAGCGTCGTCGAGCAGGCGACCGGCGTCTTCGCATCGCTGCCGCCCGTCATCCAGCAGGTGCAGCAGATCATCCAGCAGTTGCAGCAGCCCGGCATGCCGCAGGACCCGCGTCTGGCCATCGAGCAGCAGAAGATGCAAATCCAGCAGCAGGACAGCCAGCAGCGCGCCCAGATCGAGGGCCAGAAGATGCAGGCCAACATGCAGATGGAGCAGGTCAAGATGCAGGCCAACATGCAGCTTGAGCAGGCCAAGATGCAGGCCGACCTGCAGCGCGACCAGCAGCGCGACCAGCAGCGCGCCCAGATCGAGGGGCAGAAGATGCAGGCCGACGGCCAGCTTGAGCAGCAGCGCATGCAGCTTGAGGCCGCCAAGGCGCAGATCGACATGCAGCTTGAGCAGATGAAGCAGGACCGCGAAGACCAGCGCAAGAAGGCCGAGCTGGACGCGCGCATGGCCATGAACCTGCAGGACAATCAAACCGCGATGCAGCTCGCCGCAGCGGAAATAGCCTCGGGCGAGAGGTTTGACGTGTCCACGGGCACAGGCATCAACCCGCAACCGTAAGGAGGCCGACAATGGCTAAGGACACACCCAAGAGCAGCGAAGTCGCCCAGAGGGGCGAGGGCGTCAAGCAGCACAAGCGGATGGCCATGGGCGAGATGCCCAAGGTGCCGTCGATGCCTAAGACACCTGCATGAGAATTGAGACCCTGCTGCAGCGACTGGAGCAATCGCAGGCCGAGTTGGCACGCGATGCGCTGCAACAGCCTCAAGGCCGAGACCTTTTCGAGTATGGAAAAGTGGTCGGCATGTACGCGGGCCTTGAGCTTGCCAAAACCGCGTTGATCGACACGGTGGCGGAGAGCGAGCGAAAGGCCTTTGACCTTTAACCCCCTTGAGCGGAGGAGCACCCGTGCAAGACTACGTTCTGAACAAAGTGCAATTTGCGTATGGCAGCCTCGAAGAGGCCTTCCCGGCCATTGATCCGGGCGTAACGCCGTTCGGCAGCCGCGTCCTGTGCCAGATACGTCTGGCCAAGCAGAAGACGGCCGGCGGCATCATCCTGACGGGCGACATCAAGGACACCGAGACTTGGAACACGCAAGTGGCCAAGGTCGTGGCCGTTGGCGATCTCGCCTTTAGGAACCGCAACACGCAGCAGCCATGGCCCGAGGGCTCGTGGTGCGAGGCGGGGGACTACGTCCGCGTCCCCAAGTACGGCGGCGACAAGTGGACAGTGCGTATCGACGATGACCAAGAGGTCATCTTCGTAATCTTCAACGATCTGGACCTCATAGGCCGCGTCACGGGCGACCCGCTCGCGATGAAGTCCTATGTGTAATCCATAAGGCTGAAAGGAGCCGATCACGTGGCAGACATTTTCGAAGAGAAGGACGACGAAGAACTCGTCATCATCGAGACGGAGGACGAGAACTTCCCCGTCGCAAAGGAAGAAGAGGCCGTCGCCGAGGAGGAAGAGGAGGAGGACGAAGAGCGCCTCGCCATGTCCGAGGACGACAGCGAGGACGAGATCACGAACAAGCACGGCCGTGATCGCCGCAAGCGCCGCGAGCTGCAGAAGCGCGCCCGCGACAACGCCAAGCGCGAGATCGAGCTTCTGCGCCAGCAGAACGCCGACTTGGTCAGCCGCGTGCAGGCCATCGAGGGCAAGACCTACGCCCAGCAGGCCATGACCATCGAGCAGCGCTATCAGCAGGCCCTGTACGAAGCGCAGCAGGCCGAGCAGATCATGGTGCGCGCCATCGAGGCCGGCAACGGCGCTGACATGCTGCAGGCCGAGCGCATCCGCGACGAGGCTAAGAAGCGTGCGGAGCAACTGGTCAACGAGCACCAGCAGACGCAGCAGCAGGCGCAGCAGGCAACCGTGCCACGGGCCGACCCGCGCGTCGTGGACTACGCCAAGCAGTGGATGGAGGCGAACCGCTGGTACAACCCGCAGGGCCGCGACGAGGACAGCGCCATCACCAAGGCCATCGACAACTCGCTGGCGGCGGAGGGCTGGAACCCGGCGTCCGAGGAGTACTGGCACGAGCTGACGCGCCGCGTGGCCGCCCGCATCAGTGACGACGACGCCCCGGCGCAGGGCCGCACGCCGCGCCGCAAGGCTCCGCCGACCGGCAACACGCGCGAACACACGCCCACTCGCACGCGAAATGAAGTGGTAGTGACACCCGAGCGGAAGGCTGCTATGATCGAGGCGGGCAAATGGGACGATCCGGTTCTCCGGGCGGCTCAGCTCAAGGCGTATCAAGCCTACGACCGTGAACGATCAGCTCGCTGAAAAGGAGAGAGCTAATGAACGAACCCCGTATGGATGACCGCCTTAAAAAGGAACTGGGCGATAGCCGTCGCACCCGTGGGCACACTGATCGCTTGGCGACAGAGAACCGCGCGTACACCGAGGACGAACGGCTCGAAATGTTCCGAATGCAACTGTACAACGACCGACTTCCGAACTTGCCCGACATTCCGGGTTATCATGTCTGCTGGCTCACGACGGCCAACACAGGCGACACCATCCAGTCACGCTCGCGCATGGGTTATGAATTGATCCGCGCCGAGGACGTGCCGGGCATGGACCTGATCATCCAGAAGACGGGTGATTATGTCGGCTGTGTCATGGTCAACGAGATGATCGCGGCTAAGCTGCCCATGTCCCTGTATCTCAGGTACATGCAGGAGGCTCACCACGACGCACCGTTGCGTGAGGAGGAGAAGCTCGAAGACACCGCGCAGCTTATGCGCGATCAGGCCGAGCGTTCCGGTGGCAGGCTGATCGAAAGCGACGCAATGCAGGAAATCGGTAACTACGCCCCTGCCAGAGGCATTTTTGACTGATGGCGGGATTTCCACTCATCATGAGGTAAATGGCTATGACTACGACTGCCCAGCCGTTCGGCCTGCGTCCTTCATCGCACCCCTCGGGTACGATCCGTCCGGTGGCTTACACCATCGCGACTGGGTACGCAGTGAACATCTTCCAGAACCAGCCGGTTCGGATTGCTCCCTCCACTGGCGGTGGCCAGACTGAAGGCACTATCGTTGCTGCGGCAACGGGCGAAGCCTTCATCGGCACCTTTCAGGGTGTGGAGTTCACCGATAGCGACGGTCGCTATCGCGTGAGCAACAAGTGGACTGCGTCCACTGCCGCCACGACCATCACCGCCTATGTCACGTCTGACCCGGCAATCGTCTACGAAGTGCAGACGAACGCCAACGTCACGACCGCTGACATCGGCAAGCAGTACAACTTCGCCAACACGCTCGTGGGTAACACCGTGACCGGGTTGTCGTCGGCTGCTCTCGATGTTTCGTCGGCCGCCGCGAACGCCTCTGTCCGTCTTGTCGGTCTCAGCGACGCTGTCGAAGATACCGCCACGGATACCTACCTCACCGTCAATGTCCAGATCAGCGAACATCAGTTCGTCGCTGATGTGGCCGCCATCTAAGGAGGGCTTGAACCATGGCTACGCCGATGCGTTCAACTGATTTCCGCTCCATCGTAGAACCGATCCTGAACGAAGAGTTCAACGGCATCTACGACCAGCGGGCGGATGAATATGCTCAGGTCTTCAAGACCTTCAAGGGCATCCCTCGCAACTACCATGAAGAGCCCGTTCTGTACGGCTTCGGCGCTGCGCCGGAACTGCCAGACGGCATGCCGGTCACTTATCAGTCCGGTGGTGTGCTCTTCATCCAGCGCTACGTCTACAAGGTCTACGGTCTGGCTTTC